GTTTCCCATGTAAGCTTATAAAAATCCATAGTACAAAAGTCGTTCAATACGCCACGGGAATGTCCATAGAATGTATCAATATAATCACGAGGGACGACAAAGAACCCGCCACAGAATCGCCAGTGAATTTGTTCGACGCTAAAGTTCTGACCAAGCGACCAGCATCCAGGAATCACCATTTTGGTAAATCGTCGCTGGCATAGTTCCCGCAATTTTGCAAGAAATCGTTCCATGTCTTTCACAATTTTAAGGATTCCATAATCGATCCACATAAACGTTTCCCGATCGGGCCAACGTTCGGCTGCTTTCTTCACGAATTCGATCTTCGTATTCATGAGGGAAAAGAATTCCTTGGTGTCTTTTTCAGGGGTACGATAGGCAGGCAGATCGCGGTTATATGACATACCTTTTTGATACAATTCAAAGTCCGCGAGAGGAAGTCCGATCACGGTCACGGTCGGTGGAAAGATCCTAAATTTATAGACCAGACTTGGATCGGTAAATAATGTGATCGGTATTCCACTGATCCCGAGATCGTAAAATAGATAAAGATAGTCCATGAATTTTGCAGGACGGTTATAAATATCATAATAGCATGTTACTAGCATAGTATAAACTAGTGATAGTATATTTTATAGCTTTAAATTGCCGTGTATATAAAGGCTAATAGTAGAAGAGTAAGAAGAATGGTGGCAAGTCTCTTAAAAGTGATCGCCTCTGGGATTCAGGATGAGAGGTTAACATTCAAAGCTACCCTCTATCCATTTCGTAAACTCTGGAACAAAGCGGGACGATTTACGACTCGATGGGAACGTCTTGATTTTGAGAATACACCTGCTTTTGGTAGCACAGGATTCTTTCGGATTCTGAGAAAGGGTCATCTGGTCACACGCTTATACCTTGTGGCAAACATGCCTGATATTTACACCATTCAAGCACAAGCAACGAATCAAGCGGTTCAACAGGGTGCAACCCAGGCGTATCCTCGTATCGGATGGACAAATTCGTTGGGACATGCGCTCGTGCAACATCTGACGCTGGATATTGCTGCGAGTCGTGTGGAAACCATCGATAGCCGTCTCTTGGAAATACTTGATGAGTTTCATACACCACTGGAAAAGGTTCCTGTCGTGAATGAATTGATTAAACGAAAAGATAACGGATTTACGGAGACGAGTTTTGGATGGCCACAAGGTAATGCATTGATGGCCTCGCTCGCTGCCATTGAAACCGCCACGACGAATCGCACGCCACTCCCTCTTCCGTATCAGGAAAAAGTATGTGTCCCACTTCCGTTTTGGTTTACACGAGGAGATACGGGATGTGCCTTGCCAATTGATGCGATATCGATGGACGATATTCGCGTGGGAGTCACGTTTCGAGCCCTGAATGGATTGTATTATACGCCGACGCATGTGCCAAACACGACGAATAATGCGGACGGAGCTTCCCTTTCCCCTCTTCTCAACACGACATTCTATGCGCAGGATCCGAACATAACCCCGAATCAAACACCGCTCTCCAATACGTATGGAATCATTCAGATGCCGTCTAATCTTCCGCTAGGAGACTGTTATATCATGGCGGAGTATGTCTATTTGGATCAAAATGAGGCGAACCGATTTCGTTTAGCGGATCTTCAAGTACCTGTTGTTCAGCATTATGCAATAAATTCACATGATACACAAGGATTATTGAATGCGCGAATCCGTCTCGATATTCCGAATCCAACCCGCGATCTGTATTTCATGTGTAATCCGTATATGGCGCCCGCCTACAATGCACACTTTTTGGCTACGAGAGATATGACAGGAACTCAGAATACACTGCCAACCAGTGCACAGTATCCGTGGTGGCCGGATGCAGTGGGACTGTATGCGAATCGACCCTCTGCGTACAAGCGACCAGCCTTTCAGCTATCCGATTCAGAGCCCATTTCGGGATATGAGTTGAGTTATCAAGGGTCGCTGGTGAGATATCGCACGGAAGCACCAGCGCTGTTTCGATCGATTGTTCCATCATATGAGCAACGTAAATCTCCGTGGGTCAATCGGTATTATTATAATATACCGTTGGCGATTCAGAATGGATTCACGCCGTTTTCAAGACCGAATGGAGAGGCGAATCTGGACAAAATTACAACGCGTGAATTGGTGCTACAGTTTCGTACACCGTATGGAAATACGTCGGGTTTGAATGTGGGACGCTTTACAGTGTTCACATATGCGGAAACGTATAATATTTTGAGGGTGTATGGTGGTCGATCGGCATTACTTTTTGCGTATTAATGCTTTCTACGTTTTATTTGTCTTTTATGTGTCTGTTTTCTGCGCCTCAAAGACTTTCGACGTCTTGTTTGTCTTCGACTTCCACCAGAATTGCGACTAGCATTCTTACCAATTTGAATAGGTGGTTGAGTGTTATCAAATAAAAGAGTTCGATCCGCTCCCCATGTCACCATCTTTATTGGAGTGTAAGATAGTAATCAGCGACCCGATAAAAAAATTGAAACAATCGATCGCAAATGTATGAAATCACACACCACAAATATGCGCATCATAAGCTTTAATATCAACGGCATCAAGTCCATGACCAATAAGCTTAAAAACGGTGAGAAGAAAGGCGGACCCACGAATAATGTATTAACAGCACTCATCGCCGAGCAACAACCTGACATCTTGTGTTTCCAAGAACTCAAGACGCAGAATCCAGGCGATCTCGGTTTTCTACGCCCCTATTATCCTCATATCACCATGAATCTTTCTAAGGATAAGAAGGGGTACAGTGGAGTAGCCTTCTTGTCTAAGGAGAAACCGGAATGGACAGAGACGGATTTCACCCGGTATCCGGAGGAAGTGATCGGAGACTACGGTAAGCATGAATTCATTCAAGAGGGCAGGATCGTGATCGCAAAGTTTGCATCATCGATCGTGATCACTGTGTATACACCGAATGCTCAACCCTACCTGGCAAGAATTACCGAACGGATTGCTTGGGAACAAACCTTGCGAATGTACATGATCGAAATCCAGAGAGAGTTTGATCTTCCGGTGATCCTCTGTGGTGATCTGAATTGTGCTCCGCAAGAGATCGATATCCATAACCCAAAATCAAATCGTAAGTCTCCTGGATTTTCCGATCAAGAGAGATCTGAATTTCAGAACATGATCGATTCTGGATTTACGGATTCCTTCCGATTTCGGAATCCAGATCAAATTGCTTATTCCTATTTCTCTAACTTTGCCAAATCAAGAGAACGGAATGTCGGATGGAGGATTGATCATATTCTGGTTTCGAGATCGGATCTGATCCGGAGGGCGGAGATCCTGGGTGAGTATTTCGGATCTGATCATGTACCGATCTTGATCGATCTAGAATTATAAATTTACATAATACAAAAATGGATCATTTGTGTATTATTATTCTAAATAAGACATGGATCCTATCGGAAAAATCTACCTAGTGAGAAAAATCCCTCGAGTGAAGTGTTATTATTCAATCGGATCTCATCTCGAATGACTTGTTGAATATCTTGTAATAAATCTGACTGATCTCCAAGTGCGAGTACGGTGGGATCCACTGTATTGGAGCGAGCATCTGGGGCGGATAATACGGGTGCAGGAGAAGATTCATTCATACCAGAGACATTAGATGACTTTAGTAACTTTTGTTGAATTCTCTGAACTTCTTCTTCAAGGGTTGCTAGTTTGGCAGGTGCTTCTTTTACACCAGGGATCGTAGATTCCTTTAGTAATTGCTGATTGAGTCGTTTCACTTCCTCTTCCAGTGTAGCTAATTTCGTCGATGTTTCTTTTACACCAGATGCATTCGATGCTTTTTGTAATTGTTGCTGAAGTCGCTGAACTTCTTCTTCAAGTACAACTAATTTTGCAGGAGTGGTAGACGTTTTAAGTACCTGCTGTTGAATTCTCTGAACTTCTTCTTCAAGTGATACTAATTTTTTTGGTGCTTCTTGTATGGGCTGAGGAAGTGCTGTATTACTAATCTTTTGTTGCATCTGTTTCAATTCCGCCATCTGTCCAGGTAATGCCTTGATGCTGGATGGAAGGGTGTCCTCTGAAAAGGAAGGAGATGCCACCTTACAACATGTATAATCATAACGATACTGGTTTGCACCATTACGAATCAGACGAAATTGTCCTAACATTTCATTTGGCTCACATCGAAGATCATGACGGTCCAAATAGACAGCATTGCCACCGCCTTCATCGTTAAAGGGCGTATTAAGAGTTCGACATTTGAGACGATCATATGGTTGATATGAATTGGGATCATTTGGAACTTTACAGCCGAGTTCCATTTTCTCTCCTGGACGCAGACATCCTGTTAAATGTATGTTATCCTGTGGATTTCCTGAATAAGGTTTCATTTCATCTGTGTATAAATAACAGGTATTTTTCCATCCAGCAGACGGATGATTATCCTTGCGATAGCCCCATGCGACATAATTGCCATTAAGTGCTCGTCGACGACAACTTTCAACCGTTTCATTTTCAAACATATCAGTCGGATTCATATGAGGGCTATTGGGAGACCATCCAGGTACACTGTCAATGGAAGCGGGTGGGTCCATTGTCATGGATGACGATACATCTCCAAATGCAACAGGATATGGCGGAAAATAGGTAAAAGTATAGTAATAATCTGTCATATTATTATTTTCTGGAGTAGTTTCATCGTATACAATACGACCCTTTTTATCCTTAATAGGATTGGCTACATAAATCGCAGTTTGGTTATTATCTTGAATACTAAGAACGGTTCCATTAGCTCGTTGTCGACAACAATCCTTGCGATTGGTAATTACGATTTTATAGATTGGAACAACCGATCCCAAATCGAGGAGAATCCATCCCGCATCAGCACAACTTGAATGTACTATCGTATCCAGGTTTCCATCCACAAATTTGGATCCTGGAGAATCTCCAAGTATACTTGATTGTGTAACTTTCATTGTTGACCGGATAATGTTCTCCCCATTCTTATCGGAATACACGGCGATGTCCGCTAGATTAATACACCCCGCTCTTTTATTTTCCAAACGAACATAACGTCCGTTCACGACTCGCGTATTAACCATATCAAATCCCTCCGTATTCCATGGCGATGCTGGCGTTGTCAGCCAGAGAACAAGAAATAGAATAAGAAGTAATCCAATGAATCCTAGACGAATAATCATTGTATTCTATTAAGATAGACAGAAACTTATGTATGATTAATAAATGGTACACTATAATGGACCATTTATGTATGATAATATACAATCGTGTGATTACTCTTTACATTTCTTAAAGTTCAGGCCTGCTGCGCGATTATGGTAAGTAGGCAAGGATACAACGGCTTCACGGCCGTACTCGGTAAAGGGAATCGTACCATCCCATGCAACACCTGTATCGACCCATGAACTAATCTGCTGTTTCAATGCAAGAAATCCAAGCGAGTTTCCACGAACACCGCCTTCTTTTAATTGAGCCAAGAGACTGAGCCCCTCTTTGAGACGTTCCTCTTTGGGTTTCACCTGTTTCACCATCCTAGACGTACTCTAAAAACACAGTTTAGGCCCTTTTACGAACCTCACATCGAAATCGGCAAAAACTTCATGCTGTGACGGGGAATGGTGATGAACCCTGGATCCGTATCATTTTCAGAAAAGAAGAAGCAGAAGGAACCATCGCGAATATGAAATCCAAGACAGTACTCGATTGCCGTCTTACGAAAGCAGAAGGGCGGAGAATACTGCTCAGGTTTCATCGTCTCACGATTAAATTGTACTACCGAATGGTAATACACACGAGGAGTACTATACTTTACGTAATGAGCGACACACCACAACTTATTATCAAACTCGCATAGAGGTGAAGAGCCACGAAATCTCGAGAAGATAGATGGCGTGTTATACTTGGTGTGAATCTCTAGCTGATCCGCCTCATTCACTGCACCAATCTCAAGAGGATTCCAGCCATAAATGAAATTCATCTTGCCCTTTGCCTCTGCCACATTGCCAAGGGATGTCTCGGGAATCGCAATCCAGTTCTTTTCACAATCAGAGGGACGAGGGGGCTGAATCACACGGATATTGGACATGCGATGCACTTCAGGGTGATATTCACCAATCGCAATCACGATTTTACCAGTGGGAGTAATGTTCTTGGAAGAAGCGGAGAAGTATAGTGTACCTTTAAACATGAATAGTCGCACATCTTCTAGTCCATCCACGTTACTGGGATACGTCTGAGGCACATCTTCATTCATAATCGCAATCTCTTCTGTGGGAAAATAGGACGAATTAAGATAAACCACGCCATTTCGCGTTTTGACGTTACCGTCTGCTGATCTCATGTGATAGCTACCATGCTTATCAATTGAATAATTTACATATCGTGCATTCATCAACAACCGATCATTTGTATAGGGTATAACACAGCAGGAAGATACCTTGTACTCTTCAAATGGCGTAAAGCTTAGTTTGGTATAGGTGCCACGATAAGTAGGGCTGAGAAGCGATTCAACGTAATAATGCATATTATCCCATACGTTATCTAGATAATGTGTAATACCGCGATTAATATATGATACCACATCACACAATGAATCGTGACGAGTTTTACCATTCACATAACAAGCAAGAATTGTGTTTTCATAATCAAATAGACCAGTGTATACAGCATCTTCGATGAATAGTACATCATCTTTTGGATAAGGAATATCTTTGCCCTTCAGGTAGTAATGATATGATTTATGGTGTTGCGAGACCTCGCGAAAGTAACGTGTCATATGATAAAGTGGTTCAGCACGGCGAGAATGAAACGCAAACGCACGATTCATCCATAGTTCCATCTTACCAATGTCCTTCAAAAACTCATGACATTTAGCGATCTGGTAATGTGCGTACCATACTTCCTCATACCATCCACCGAGTTCAATTCGTCGTTTGAAATGGACAATGGCTTCCTTGAAGCGACCGAGATCTTTGAGGCTTTGACCGAGATAAAAGTGTGCACGGGCATTCTTTGGATCATCATTGACTTCTTCTGTGAGCAGACGAACATCGCGCTCAAACTTGTCAGATTTACATCCACCGTCGTTCTTGTCATCGATATAGAAGACTTCATAGGGAATCTTGGAAGAGGGATCGCCTGACCAATACTCGTGTGTCGCACCAATACACATCCAAGGATGTCCACATTTCATGAAACGAGTATTAAAATATTTGATATGACCGTTTGCTTGAATGACGTTATATCCATTGAATGTCATATGAAATGACTTGAAATCAGGGGAGGCTACAATATTCATATCGGCATCAACTGCCATCGCGTATGTCTTTTCGGGATCCCAATGCAACTCTCCGCATAGCTGTTGGGCTTTCTGAAAAGAAACGGAACGATTGTGCCCGAAATTCTTGAACGGTTCGAAGCTAATGTTGTATGGTTTACCGCAGGTAGATAGGAACTGTTGACAGCGTTCAATCGTATGATCAGTGGAACCTGTATCAAGAATGGAGATCGCATCCACATGGGGAAGTGCATGAGAAAGACAGCGCTGAATGATACGTTCTTCGTTTTTAATCATGAGGAGAAGAATAATGTGATTGTGCTGATGAGAGGGTGAAAGAGGAACACAATAAGATGGAACAATGACTTCGTTTACATCCACTTCGTTTACAGCTACTTCGTTTGGAGTCATTTCGGTTGGAGTCACTTCGATTTGAGACATATTTTACTTATAATGTCAAGCCAAACGTTTAAGTTATGGGTGTTATTTTTCTTCATGTATGTCTATACGAGAATACAAGGTGGTTGCAGTAATGGTAATAACACACCACTAGGATAATCTAGAAAATGTAGTAACGTATAATAGTCTTGTAATCGCTGTTCCATGCTCAATCCTATGACTTGATTACGAGTATCATAGTAATGATAAAAGAATACATATAACTTATTATCATATTGTTTTAACATAATAGGATGAATTCCATATGGATAATGGTGCCCATCATTCATATAAAAAGTAATCATCCGAACATGTGAGATACCCTGTCGGGCAAGAAGAGAATTGATATATAAAAATTCAGAAATGGGGCGACGTTTTTTTAGTTTTTGATTGGAATACACAATTCTGAATTCGATAATGGATCGCGATTCCATCATTATTTGATACATATAATCTTATTTTTGACAACAATCGCGACCGGATTGACAAGAAGGAAATGGCGGTTGATGTGTGGGAACAGGAAAGAGTTGTCCATAATTCGTTGTAGCATGGATAAACTGAAGAGGTGGCGGAGGCGGATACTGCTTGATGGCAGATAATGATATAAAATCAGGATGTTGGTAGATGTTAACCTTATCAGAATAACAGGACAATAATGGTCGAATCTTACAACTCATTGTTCTACCCGGATACGATATATTATTCAATGTAGATAGAGGATGTATGTCCCGATTGTTTGTATGATCTTATTGGCGATCGTGTTATGGGTCCATTATCGAACTGAGCCATTCGTATCGAATCCATCTACTGCCACATCTACTATTCCGCAAATCGATCCAACCCTCGTTACCACTTATCAGCAATTTGCAACAACCGTTTACAATCCATTTCTAGAGATATGGCAAAAGGCAATTGTGTCCTCTATCAGTGCAGACCAACCTCAGCAAGCCCTGACGAGTCCAAGCCAAACGGTATCCTCATCTGCTACACCGACGATCCCGCCTCAACAAGAAATGAATGCCTACATCGCGAATTTATCACAGAAACTAGGAAAATCGCTCCCAAATATTACGGATCCGTTGCCTGACAGCATCGATATCGTATCATTCCCTGCGATCGCTCCAAAGATACCAAGCGATCCTGCACCTTACACGAATGCCCTGACGTGGATCAATCAGCAATTAACGGAAGCGCAGGCGAAACTACAATCTGCATTAAAAGGGGAAAGCTTTATGAATCTGGAGGGGTTTGATAATCAAACCTGTCAAGATTTGTCACAATGTTTTGAAGACAACCCAGAGTTGATCCGACAATGTGGTATGGCAATGAAGAAACAAGGACAGCAAGAGCAGTCACAAGTATTGAATCAGCTTAAACAATTTATGAAAAATAAAGAATTTGTGAGCGCACAGACAACAAACAAGGAATTAGTGGAACAATCAAAAAAAATAGAGTCACAGGCAAAAAGCGGAGATCTGTTGAATCAGATGAATCTTCCTACCGAGCCTAGTATCAAATATACGCTTCCTGCAGGATCAGATAAATTGCAAAAGATGGATTACGCCAAACAAAAAGAAGTGAAAGAGGCCGCGCCGTCGATGTTTTCACTAAAAATCATGATGGATCAAATTAATGCAAGTCTTCGTTAACATGTTTATTACGATTACGACGTGCACGCTGTGTATGACGTGTATGAGACGGATGATGTTTCTTTTCAGCCTGTTGTAAAATTTCCTTGATCTTTGATTTCTTTTTAATAGTCATACGAGCGAGTTTGGCGCGAATGAGTGATGCAATTCCGTGCTGATGGCCAACACATCGAATGGAAACAAATGGAAAAATGAACTTCTCAGGTTCTCGACGGGCAAGAATAGAGAGATCCACCAGCTGATTGGCTAGACAATCCATCGCACCTCGATCAAAAAAGGTAGATTGGACGAATCCGAGCGTAAAATAGAGCGTGATCAATGTATCCATGGATGCGACACGAAGAACATTATGAACCAATCCGTTTCCAAGCACGGTTCCATCTTTAATGGGAAGATTGATATAAGAGTGGCAAGCAGACTGTTCAATGATGATCACGAGGGGTGAATGGTTATGATGAAGAACATGGATAGAAGGAATGAGATCGAGACCTTGATTTCGGTAGATTTTGGTCTGGATTTTTTTGTTGGAAAGTGCACTGAGTTCGGAAAGAAGTACACCTGAATCATGAATGGGTTCAGGAGAGAAGAAGAGAATGGGTTTGGTACTGCCGAGAATCCAATTCATCTTGGTGCTTCGTTTTGTAACTGCTTGTTGATAAAAAGGAAGGAGATCGGCTCCTGCAATCATTCGTCGCTGTTGAATGACAAAGCGGAATACGAATTGTGCTTGTGGGAGAGTGAGTGTTGATTTGGAGAGTTTCTTTCTAGAAAACCCGCGACATGGTACAATGGGCACATATTCATTGAACAACATGAGACGTTCGAACACTTTCTCCCAGCGTCTTACTTCACCACGAGGACGACTTAATTCTAGGTACATTAACATACGAAGAGAATTCGGATCAATGTAGGAAATTCCATCGATCCGTGTTTCACGTTTAGATAAGATCCGATAAATCCGAGGATCCATGGCGGTCAGATCCGCAACGGGGATGAAATTGACATAAATTTTGATCGTTCCTTCGTGCATTCCTTCTCGTGCTGAAATCTCAGTAAACCCTGCTTTGTATAGATCTTCTGCAATCTGTTTCAAATCCTGATGTTGAGAAGGGGTGAAGAAATCGTAATCTGGGATCGAATAGTCGGGATCATAGAATTTATGTTGTGCGGGCAAATAGGCATTAATCGCCTGACCACCATAGCAGATCCGATGTTTCTTCCTTAAAAAATCTTCGATCACACTGATCGCTAATAACGTATCATCGTCGTGTGCAGAGAAATAATCGATCTTATCTTGGGCCATATCGGAAGCTTGCTTGATGATCGCAATTTGCCGTTTTAAATGATCTTTGTCGAAGGTATGAGACGGAAGATGATCGATCTCGGATTCCATTCTCTCTAGTATAGGACAACCTAAATCGAACACCGTGAATCACAAGCATATGCGGATGATGGAACTCGGAAGGTATGGAATGATAATATGTTTTCTCTATTGATTAAAAAAGAAATAGAGAATACATATAATTGAAGAAGATATGGCAACGTATATTGTATTATATTTAATAGGTTTTGCAGTAAATCTCTTCGTATTTGTTCATTTCGGCGGATTTCGCCATGAGATAACGTCGGCATCGATGTCGCATCACAAACGTCCAGGTCTCTTTGTTTTCGTTCTGCAAGGTAATGCTTGGCACCCCTTCGAGACGAGTAAGAAGCAAGTCGGGCGATAGATTATGCTGAGAAAGGAGATCGATCGCTTCGGATTTGATAGACATTGTCTGGTGCGACATTTCTACTTTTTATAAGCAGATTTCAATTTTATATTTCAGGCGCACGTAACATACCTTTTTTGGAATCGGTAGAAGGATTTGGTTTAGCAGGGGTGATGACAGGTGGTTTAATGTAGCGAAGTTCTTTTGGTTTGGGCATGAATCCGTAGGTCTTAAATGTTTTTTCAGTAAACATGTAATCGTTTGCGGAGGGATCAAAAAGAATAGCGGGAACGCAATGAACGCCAGTTGTACCTGTAATCTGTGTATAGACCGTTTCTGAAACGGCCTGACTGGGATCACGTGACAATGCGATGGTCCAGCAGAGTTTGGTCTGTTCGACAACAGTATCGGTGCGGTCAGGCGGAATAGTAGTGAAATCTTCCGCTGCTTGTAGGATGCCATACACGGTACCTGATTCATTATCCGTGACACCCATCTTAGTTTGGGTATAGGAGAGACGAAGATTTGTGATAAAATCCAAATCATCGGAAGGATCATAGGGGATTTCACGGAATCCGGACGTATTCGCATTACTAAATACAAGTACTTTGCCATTGTAGTCAGTGATCCTATTAATCAAAAGACGACCCTCTTGCTTCTGGCGGTAAAATGTCCCACCATCCAATTCATTGGTAAGGAATCGATCTTTAAAGGGAGACAAGGCTTTGGCAACATGAGAATAATAATCAAGAATGATCTTTGATTTGTATGAACCAGGAGGTTGACGAAGAAAATGAAGCACGATAACGACTGGATCGATCGATTGTTGACAGGAGTCTGCAAATGCGTACATATTGATCTTTTCACACACCTTTCGTATATTGGAGTGTGTAGTATCATTACACATGGGAATATTAGAAGTATAGCGAATAATCAGTTTTCCTTGTGCGTCGCGCACGACCAATTGAGGAAAGTACGCAACGTCAGAATTTGTAGCACAGTCGTCCAAGTAGTCGATATCGAGCACAAACACACGACAACCTGCGTTTACTGCCATTTGGACAGCTACATCGGGATCCATATATCCATTGCTCATGGGACCAATGTATCCTGTAAAGCGACAGGCATGTGCATAGAAATTGACAAAGCACTCTTCGGAATCAGGCATGACATCCTGTGCCAATAAGTCACGCACGGGGCGTTTCGAAGTGGCCGTTGGATTATATTTCTTGACGATCGTCTCTACTTGACTTTTATAAGCAGTTTCGTTCGTAAACTCGGTCGGATCATTCACAAATGGTTCTACCTCATCATTTTGACGAGCCATTACTAAAAATAGAAGGACAACGCCGAGGAAAAGAATCGCATAATGGATCCTCTGCATACTATGACGGCGTAAGAAGTTTATTTGGGAGCAAGCACACAAGTTATTTTCCAAAGAAGTTAGGTTTTTCCGTAAAGTAGTACGCTTGAAATTCATCGAGTAAAATGTCAGGGTTGTTCGGATAGTTCATTTTGAGGAGTCGTTGAGTGGTGCGTTTTTGGAAGGAAGAAGAGAACGATTCCCATAATTCTTTTACTTCGCGTTGAAACACGGGGTCCAAGTAATATTTTGCATGTTGTAATTCATGTCGTTTGGTGATAATATCCCGTTTCTGATATCCAATGAAATAGTCAGCTTCATAGGATAACAGGATAGATTTGGGATCCACGCGTTTAACAATGGACATGGGGAAATTGAATCCGATACGGTCTTTCACAGGGCCCTCGTATGCATCACATATTGTAATGACAAAGTCAGGTACATCTGTCAAATGTTGATAGATGAAATGGAGAACACGTTCTTTCACACGAAATGTCATGGCGCACCATCACGCGAGGCATCGCTCTATTTTCAATTTTTTTATCTAACGATAGGGTATATGTAATGACATGGTGCACCTTCGACATATACGCAATCGTGATAAAGAACATATCTTTGAATTAGGCAAGATCCTCTTTCGAGAAGAAGATGAGATTCCTCTCCTCCAAAAGGCCTTACAACAATATGTCCCGTCGCTGTCCTATGTAGCAGTCGACGGTAATAACATTATAGGATTTACATTAGTCTGTGCCATTCCGACTAACGTATATTATGAATTTATGGATCGCATTCCACATGGATACGAGTTGGCATTTCTTGGGATCTCTCCCCGATACCAGGGCCGTGGGCTAGGGACACGATTACTGAAAGAAACACTATCAACATTATTTCGTACTTCTCAGCAATTTACCTGCTGGTTGCTAGTCGATCTTATGAATGTGTCAGCTATCAAACTCTATCAAAAGTGGGGATTTAGACGATGGAAAAATACTCCACCTGCAAAAACAGGTGTGGAAGGATGGATCATGGGACTGAGCCATCGGCGATTTGTTCCGCCAACCATCGAGCCCGTTGCCTAAGATTTCCGGTCTTTGCACCCTACTCGTCTTCTTCCTGTAGTGCTTTGAGACGCTTTGCAATGATTCCTGCTGATTTTGCCCAGGTATATTCGTTCGCCTTCTCTTTTCCAAGCTTCGAATGGAGTTTGCGTAGATCGTCGTCAAATACATAGCGCTCCATTGCCTTTGAAACGGCTTCGGGATCTACCAAATGCGCTTCACCTGTCACAGAGTGATGGGCTTGCGGAACATAGACGCGCATGGATGGCTTGACGAGAAGGGAATGATTAGACTGACAATACTCTGTATATCCGTTAATCTCTGGTACAATCTGCGGAACACCAACTGACATGGACTCAAAGGTACAGAGTCCGAATCCTTCGCCCTCGGCACACGATAGGTTGACATCGGCACAATTGTAGAGCATATTGATGTCCTCGTCACGATAACATGTGTCTTTGGAGGTAATCATGAGGCGATTGCCAAACATGTCGACGGAACCACCATGAAGTTTAATCTCGCGTGCAAAGATATCAAACAGGGCGAATCCACCGCTTTCACCCTTATCGGCCACAATGAGTCCAAAGATAGACTTTGTTGGAAAACGAGTAATGAGTTTGACGAACGAAATCACCCACAAATCCAAGCGTTTACGAGGGATGTTTTTGTTGAGAGAGGTGAACAAGAAGACATCTTTTGGGAGTCCCAGCTGTTGGCGTGCCAAATCCTTGGGAATGACGCGAAACATCGTGGAATCTGCCGCATGAGGGAGGACATCGACAGGTCGAGTGATACCCTGTGACTTAATGGCCTCTTTCCACGATTTGGTAAAGGTAAAGACACGTTCTACGTCGCGATTCAATACGTCAATCATGGCAGAAGACGGGGACGTGTAGGTGATATCAACGTAGGCCCAGATCTTAAAAGAGCGTCGCTCGATGGATTTACGAATGTTTTCGATGTAGGCACAAATAACGGAGAGATCGTTGTAAAGAAAGACAATGTCTGGCTTTTCGGATTGAATCGAGCCTGCCAGTTCGGCGAGGGCAAATCCAGGTGTTTTATCCTTATCAAGCGCAGTGCCGTCAATGACCTTTACACGCGAGGGATAGGTGCGACCGAGATCTGCATTCAGCATTTTCTGGGTTCCGAAGTGGACAATATCAATCCACGAATTCTTCTCGAGTTGTTGAATAAGGTTGAAGACGACTTTGCTGTATCCGTTTACTTGGTTGACGTGTGTGGAAACGATCATGATTTTGACTGATTTTTGGTTGGATACAACGGTGTTTTGAGTCGCGTGCGTGCTGGGAGTGGCAGAGTTTTGCGCCATCGTTTGGATTTCGTTTACAAAGTTGGACAAATCGGACATCCTCTACGGTAGATATTTTGTTTACGCTTTAGGTGTGTAAAAATATAGAGTATAGATAGAGATGGCCAAAAAGAATAACCGTAATCGTAGTACACGTCGTAAGCGCGGTGGCGCTAATAACAATGGTGCCCCTGCCCCTGCCCCTGCCCCTGCCCCTGCCCCTGTCGCTCCTGCCACACCAGCCCCTCCCGCTGTCCCAGCCACCCCCGTTACACCTGCTAACAAAGTCGTAGGAGGTAAGCGCAAGACCCGCAAGGTGTCAAAGGGTGCCTCGGACTGGAACAAGAAGGTCATGGAGGTGTACCGTGAGCTGAAGAAGAAGAATCCGGCTACCAAGCTCGGCGATGCCATGCGTGAGTGCTCGAAGCGCAAGAAGCGTGGCGACTTCTAACTTACTTTTTAAAAAGTATCATAAATGATGTTGGATCCCATTATCATTTACAATATACATGCCTAACTACATTACTGAAACAGCACCGCACATGCCTTCTTTATTTCGTCTTTCCATACATTCCATCGTCGGCTGACTTCGAGTCGCGTCTCTTCTGCAATCGTGTTACTTCCCAATACAATAGACGGATGTGTCCAGTCATACAAGGAAGAAAGACCCAAATGTTCTTCAATCCATGCCACATACTTTTTATCGGTAATGGTGGTGACGGGTAAACATCCTGCTTCGAGCGCTTCATACAATCGAAACGTTTCTGGATTCTGACCCTTCAATACAGGACAGAATTTGCTATTTCCAAGAAGGCTCAAGTAAAGTCTCTCTTTGGTAGCAGTCGGATGATTCCAATGGGGTTGGAGATGACAGCTGTAGGGGGTAAAGGAAACGAATTCACGTAGCTGGATAGACCGATCAAACCAGTCGGTTCCGTGAAAGCTCCATACCAAATCACGATCGGTAAAGCTCTTGGGTGTCTGCGTTGGTTGCTGATGATATCCAAGAGGAACGGTAAGAACATGCTTCATGTCATGCACTTCTTCTCTCAAATAATTACGTAGAACCGCAGTACACATGGAATAAGAATAAAAAGACAAGTCATCCGTACCGAATTCATCGCTCAGATGGATCGCCTTGAAAGGAATACGATTTAATTCCAGTTGTTGGAACAAATGAAGTGTCTGTGGAAGATGGGGGCGCTGAACGAGAAACCAGAAGTGATGACCAATCTCGGTTTGATCCATGAGAGGAGAGAATTGAACATTACAAGGAAGAATTGCATCAAGCCATTTCTTTTCATAAGGATCGATCGTCATCTCGCCGTCTTTTGGGAAGAAATAGACAATCTGTTCCTTTCTAGGCGCGACTACTTCAACGGGTACTTCTTTAAGCGAAGCGGAAGGCATAACAAGTGTTCGAAACGGTGCCAGTTCGGCATCTGTAAAGCACTCTTTATTGTTCCAGATGTCACTATCGAATTTGTCTTCGCGGTGAAGATCATTAAATTGAGAGTTCACATAATTGGCGTCATCTTCTTGAAAACAGTAGGAAAAAAGAGGGTTCGTAAAATACTTTTTCAAACCTACTGAGGGATGACCAAGAAGATGATCGCTCACAGTAAACGATTTCTTTTCAGACTCAAACATGTATGCCATTAGTTTCTGTGCACCCGCTCGCGTTAGAATGTAACTATAGGCGCAGAAATGAAAGACGGGAATAGGTACAGGGCTGAATAGTGTATTGGGTTGAATGAATGACCAGTGCTCGTTATATTTCTGAGAGGCTAGTGGAAGAGCCGATTTATTAGGAGGGAGAACGCCACCCAAATACAACAGATCCGCATCAGGAGGGATGGAGGACAAGCATTGTTTCCACTGATCCATCCATCCTTTTTGAAAACGAACGTCATCTTCTAGCACCAAAAAGTAATTACCCTCGGTAGCCACAGCGATCTTACTCCACACCGATATATGACTCATATTACATCCGATGATCGATTTCTTCCATTGGAATTCATTCTTATCGAAAAGTTTATAAATAAGAGGATTCATTTCAAGTGTTTTTCCATTGACGCCAGGTACGCGTTCTACAAATGACTCCAAGTATGGTTCTGCATCCATCAGTTTCTTCCATCGATCAGGGCGAGTATCCAGATTGATTACAAAGGTCTTTTCAATACCCTCGATTTTTGCATCAAGCGTAGAAATAGAGGATATAGGTGCAACATTCGACACAGAAACAAGCGACATCAAACGTTGACACATACGAGTCAATAAACCCAATGCCTTCTCTTTCTTTGCATTATCCAGAATGGGTGTGGAAGCAATAGCAGAGCACATCGCTGGATTCGCCTCCAATTTCTTGATGACATCCACGACCTTCTCAGAGTTTGTCAAGGCAGACAGATTCAAAAACGAATTCGAAGCAAAATCTGTATCGGTGTTCGCATCACCCCAATAGATCGGAACACATCCTGCCATCTTGGCATGAAGCACTTTTTCGGTAATGTATCCAGGAACTTGTGCGTTTTCGAAACTAATGCTAAATCGATGATCGGCAAAAAAAGCATGCTTGGAAAGATCACCACAACCTCCACCTGGATACTTCAGAGACAATGGGCCTCCAATATTATTATACAATGCACCACCGCTATCAATTGGTTTATAAGAATTCACTGCATGAAATGTTTCATTTCGAAAGGTGCAAATGGGATTGGTGACAACAAATCCACAGAATGCATTTCGATCACCATACGCAATCGGATGAGGAGTTGTTGCAAAATGAAGAGGAATGCGAATGGGATTATCTTCCGTGTTGGTGGGAAGGATGGTAGATCCTGAAAACCAGTCGATAAACGTCATCCACACAGGGAGACGAAAATGCTTCTCATCTTCTTCACGAGAAGAAGTCAAATATAAATCAAATCCAGACGGCGGTGTCCAGTGTTCTGCGGTGAAGAATACCTTTGGACCCGAGATGTTCTTCCAGGATTCACTGTATGGCCCGCATAGAATCAAGTGCGGAGAAAGAGACGGATCGTATGCTACGCCATGAACGGGTTTTCCGAGATGGTGTCGAAGGGCATCGGTAATAAAATTAGAATCATAGTTGAATCCAGGCCACATATCCGAAAAGGCGACTACCAGCTGATCAGTAAACGCAGGGGCAGAGATCGATGAACTGACAGATACTGGTGTAACTGTTGGTGCATCAAATACCTGATCGACGATTACTTTCCATTCGTCACGATGGGCAAACATGCTATATTTTGCTAAAATGGTGGAACGAATATCAGGAAGAGCGGCACAAAAAGAGCAAGGTGCCTTTACAAACGCAGAAAATGCAGCACACATTCCACTAATATCATTTCCAGCGTAGAACATCTTCTGAAGAAAGGGGTGGAGATCACGTAGTATAGGGCTATTGTGAATCAATGGAATGCCCATCCAGACGGCATGGAGAAGTCCGATACGAAGAGGGGTAAACCGAGAATGAGAGAAAAGAATAGAATGATCTGTCAACCATGAATGAAAAGGCTCCTTTGATACCATCTCAAGAGGTAGCTTCGTGCTTTCGATATTATCCAAAACGTTCTCTTTCAAGAATCGATTGTCTTTGATCACGTCCATATTATGAATCAAATAGTGGGCATTCAATACCTTTTTTTGACAGAGTTCCTTAATCGCAACGAGAGGGAGAACAGCAGAACTCGTATTTTCCTTGTTTTTTTCTGCAACGTGGACACGCCAAGATGTATGTTCATCGCCTGTACATACTGACGTTTCATTCTTTGAATAATGATCCACAACCGAAGGAGACCAAATAAAGGGGACTCGTCGAATGGGGCATGGAAAAAGGGTTTGAATGGAGGGAACGGTCTTCTCAGGATTCAGAAGGTCCCAGCACCAAATTTCATGTACATTCTTCATGCTACGTGCGACATACGGGGTTTCGATGTAGACTGATGCATCCATTTCTGTAAATTGAAGAAAGGTTCGAAGAAAGACAATGGTTTTATGAGAGGCTGTCACACGTGCATCAGGATGAATTAAGCCGTCGATGTCAATTAAGATATCAAGATCCTTCGTTTCGTACAAGTTAGCAGTAGAAACGCGCTTCGGATAATCGGGCCACCATTTGGTATCACTATTACTGGAATCGACAAGAACGACATCAATACTCAATAGGGTAAAAAGTTCAACAAGTAAAAGGGATGTTTGGTTCCAGCCACTGTAAAAAAGATTATCGTTGGGTCGGTAGGAAATTCCTACACGTGGCATTCTATTAGAATCAAAACGAGTCTAATCTTTATGCTGAACGGTATTGCGATACTTGTGGATGTTTGCGATTACAGTAGTTCTTTCCAGCGTCGCTGGATATCAGGATGATGAACACTATGTTTCCAGATCAAACGAGCGGCATGAGTCTGGTAAATGCACATGTTCTCTTGATGGTGTTGAATGGCGTTTGCAAGCGTTTGAATCGCCTTTTCCCATGCATTGATGGAATAATGATATCCATACTGGCTCCATCCTTCTGAATTATGCAGAATCGGATAATTGGCATATAGAAGCTCGAGCGTCATATAATTGTAGTCGTTATTCCACTGATGAGTCAAGAAGCAAGCAGAACGATTCTCGCTGAGGATGGTATGGATCTTCTTCCGTTCATATAACATCACACGGCCTGAACGATACAATTCCAAAGAAGGCAACAGATTATTATGAGAATTAGACGAGAGTTTGAGCCGATCGCCGTTGATAATTTGAACCTTTCCGCGCCACTCAGGATATTTCTTCGAAAATGCTTCCACGAGTAGCAGAGAATAGAACGTGCATTTTTGAAAAGAGATATTGGGATCTACGATAACGACATCCACCGTGCGCCAATCAGTGGGTGGAATCCATTCAAATTGTTCCTTATTACCGTATTGGGTCATAAAGCACGAGTCCCATACATAGGGAACAACACGGCTATTTTCAATGGGGGTACGATTAAGAATGGCGGCATATTCAACATGTTGTTTATAATGGGGACTTGTCCAAATCTCATCAATTTCGCCTACAATATGATGATTGAAAAACATGGTACTGTAGTTCTGAATGGTTTCAATATCAATGTTGAGAATGTTTCCGAGATACAATTTTACGATCTTGGCACCGATGGTACGAAGGTATCCACGAGTCACCGAATCCAAACTCATCCCGATTTCAATAAATGCGTGAATGGGAAGCTGTTTCATGACCATGTCTTGCGTGGTAATAGTACGATAGGATTGAATAAATGATTTCTTTTCGGTGGCTTGAACGGAATGTTGTAGTAAATAGGCACGGTATCCAAGACTTTCAAATAAATGATAAAGAACGATAATGTTTTGTGTGAGCCCATTAATAAAAAGAGTCTGATCGTTGACTTCATTTGTTGCTAAAATAATGACTTTACGTGTTAATGGCAGATCCAATGAGGTTGCT